AATTAGATATGATAATGAAGAATTTTCATATCAAAGTTAAAACAACTACCATTCCTGAGGAGACAGAAGAGCATGTTGAATGAAACACAAATTGGTGATATTTGGTTAAATTTTGTAGAATATCTAGATAAAAAACAACTAGAGAATGTGGCAGAACGATACATTGATTTGCTTGCAGACTTCGGAGTCAGTGATAAAGTAATGAAAGGTGCCATTGGTATTGATGATACCCTTGACCAAGCTATTGGTTATTATCTCGACGACGAAGACAGTGGGGATGACGGCGATTATAAAGAAATGGAGTTTTAATGGGATGGTACACTAAGATAGCCAAGGATATTAGTCATATCCCTGATGCTGTTCAGCACTTTGAAGATGAGTTGATGTCAGCTAAATCTGAGATCAAACTTGTTGGTAATTTGGAAAAATCTTCGGCTGCTCTTCCTGGAGTTGTTGAACATAGATTTGGACAATTGCAAGAAATTGAAGCTATCTTAGAGTATCTAAACATTGAATTACGCCGTTTAAAAAGCAGTCATTTTAGAAAATATCTTGAAAATTATCAGCGGGCATTAAGTTCTAGAGATTGTGAAAGATTTGTAGAAGGCGAAGCTGACGTTGTGGACTTTGAAAAGATTATAAATGAATTTGCACTGTTGCGCAACAAGTGGCTTGGCATTACCAAAGGTCTTGATCAGAAGCAATGGCAAATCACTAATATTGTAAAACTAAGAATTGCCGGTATGGAAGACGCAAGTTTATAACTAATTTCACCAAACGGTGTCCGATAGGCCTTAAATAATATTGAGGCCTATTTTTTTGTCTATTTTCTTTGACAAACAACAAAAGTGTGTTATAATAATTCATATGATAACTATAGACGAGCTATTACTAGACATTGTAAATAATACTAATCCTTCTGTGGAAGACTTAATATCTGCTAGGGATAGCAGAGTATTGCGTAGCCTTGCGTCATCTGTTAATTCGCATTATTTTATTACGGAAAATCAATCTAAATTAATATTAAAATTATTTAAGGAACATATACTATTGTTACAAACAGTTTGGCACGATATATCCGATTTACTAGTTGATCCGGTATGGACACGCTCTTTTAGACAAGTCGAAGAATATAAAAAATTACAACTATCTAAGAATGTGGATGGTGATGTGTTATTGAGTATTAATTTTTCATATTCGGCTAACATAAGAAAATTATTACAAACCAATGCCAATAAGATAGAAGGGTTTGTACAAGTACATCCTGCCAAAGGATACTCAGCAACATTAACTGAACAAAATATTATGTTGTTAGTTGATCTACTATCTCCGTTGCAATTTGAAATAGATGAAGAAATTATTAGTTACGCAACTATAATTAAAAGCTGGGAAAGAAAAGAAGTCGAGGATAGGTTTGACATTTCTAATATTTCAAATCAAAATTTTCACAAAAGTATTACCAGTGAACTTGGCATTGAAACAATAATTGATCATTTGATAATCAAAGATAGAAGTTTCAGATATCAGTATACATTTGATAATAAAGAAGAAAAACCCGGAACATTAGCAGGAGAACTTGCATACAGAAACACATCTAAAGTATGGGTAGACAGCACACTTTATAGTTTAGAACAAGTGATATCTTCTTTGATAGAGCTACGTAGAGCTCCTATACTAATAGTATTTCCTAACTGGGATTCCGACACAGTATATAAAAATATGAAAATGCTAGATACAGCATTAAAAGAAACCAAAGTCAATAACAGCGTTGGTATATATTTTAGATTAGATAGCCAAGGCATTGGCAAAGAATTTAATCAACTTATATCCAGTAACAAATACAACGCTCAATTAGATGACGATACTGTTGTTGTAGGAATTCAAGCTAGTAAGATACCTAAATTTTTATTAAAAAATAAATGGACTCCTATGAGTGTAATTGTGTTAGACACTATACGAAATAATAAATCTATGGTATATGCCAACTGTTGTGACTTGGTTGTGTCGTATACTGACACTAAACCAGTATTGGATTTGAAGGCAAATCATGTCAGTTAAATTGATAATCAAAGACGAAGTCAACATTAAGTTAGAAGGCTTGCCACTTGATGCTCGCAAAAAACTAGCCAACTCTTTTAAATACGAAATTCCCTATGCAAGATATCATCCAGCATTTAAACTTGGACGTTGGGACGGCATGGTTAGTTTATTTGGTCTTGGCGGCAATGGTTATCTCAGCCAACTAGAAGCTATATTTGGCATACTGAGCAAGCTGGGAATTAGTGTTGATGACGTAGAAGATTTACGCACTACCAGCGCAATTTCGTTTACCCCAGTGACTGAAACATACTGGGCCGATCAAGGTAAAGTATGGCCGAAAGGTCACCAGCAGGCTGGCCAACCTATTATGTTGCGTGACTATCAAGTGGCGGCAATTAATACATTTTTAATCAATACACAGAGTTTACAAGAAATTGCCACAGGTGCTGGCAAAACAATTACCACTGCAACCCTAAGTCAGTTGGCTGAGAAATATGGCCGCACAATTACTATTGTGCCTAACAAAAGTTTAGTGGAGCAAACTGAGGAAGATTTTATTGCAGTAGGTCTAGATGTAGGTGTTTACTATGGCGACCGTAAAGATTTAAACAAAACACATACCATTTGCACATGGCAAAGTCTTAATATTCTAGATAAGAAAAGTAAAAATCACGAGCACGATATTGTAACACTGGCTGAATTTCTTGACGGAGTTAAGTGTGTGATTGTGGACGAAGTACACATGGCCAAAGCCGAAGTGTTAAAGAATTTGCTTACACAAAACTTATGCAATGCACCTATACGTTGGGGTCTAACAGGTACTGTTCCTAAAGAAAAATTTGAATACGAACAAATTTTTGCAAGCCTTGGGCCGGTAGTTGGCGGAATCAAAGCCCACGAATTACAAGACATTGGCGTATTAAGCACTTGCCATGTTAATATAGTACAACTAATAGACCTACCTGAATTTTCAGCATACAGCGAAGAATTAAAGTATCTAGTAACTGACGATGATAGAATGATCTATGTCAGCAAACTTATTTAAAAAATATCACAAACAGGCAACACATTGGTTCTAGTTAATAGAATTGATTCAGGCAAATTTATTATTAATGAATTAGAAGATGCTGTTTTTGTGTCTGGAGAGGTCAAAACTAAAGATAGAAAAGAGGAGTATGATGAAATTAAAACAAGTACTAACAAAATTATTGTTGCAACCTATGGTGTCGCGGCTGTTGGTATTAATATTCCTAGGATCTTTAACTTGGTATTGTTGGAGTCTGGCAAATCGTTTACTAGAGTTATCCAAAGCATTGGCCGCGGCATAAGAAAAGCAGAAGACAAGGATTTTGTTCAAATTTGGGATGTCACGTCCACTTGTAAGTATGCCAAACGACATCTCACAGAACGAAAGAAATTTTACAAGGATGCCAAATATCCTTTCACTATTGAAAAGGTAGACTGGAAATAATTATGTTTTTTAAAAAGAATAAACCAATAGTACTAGAAGCATATGCACCGGTAGGAGATTTGATTGATTACTTTCCAATAAAACGCACCCAAGAAATGCGGCCTATTTGGTTTGATAAACTTCCAAAATCTTATCACGATGATAATGTAAGAAATTGTAGCGGTCTTAAAGATTTACTAGGGGAAGGTTTTACAATACCGTCGTGGGGAGAGTTTGACATCACTATTCTCCCCAATGGGCAAGCTGATGTGAAATCTCCAGTATCGTTTTACAGTATGACTCCTACAAGTCAACACAATGTTGCTGTTGAAGCCGCCGGTGCGTGGAACGGTTATACCAATCTCAAATTCCATAACCCTTGGTGGTTTTGGTGCGCTGAACCAATTAAATGGATGTTAATACAACCTACTTGGCATCAACAATCTCCGCTTGACTGGAGTGGTATACCGGGTGTGGTTGAATTTAGATATAATAATCAAGCAAACGTCAATACATTATTTAGAGTAGGCCCACAACCTTACAATGTAAGAATCAAAACAACTGACGTGATGATGCATATGATTCCAATCACTGAACGACCAGTAACAATAGAATTAAAAGTAATGACTGATGAAATTTATACAGATAAATTTTCAGGGTGGGCACATTCTTTTAAATTCGGATATCAAAAAATAAGAAATTTAATGGATAAGAAAAATAATGCAAATATTAACACTTGATAACAAAACATTTTCACTTAATAATTTACCAGATGAAGTGGACGAAAACACAAGATTCGCTGTACTAGATAATAGTGATGCAAAGGAACCGGATTTTTTCTTTATGCCGTTAATCTTTTTAGAATCATTCAATGCCCCAGCAATGGTTTTGCGAATAGGCGAAGATGAAATAGCAATGCCGTTGGATTGGAGTATAGCAGTAGGTGACAGCAGTGCCGCAACTGATATTGAAATTCTTCCGTTAACTAGTTTAAATGACAGGGGATTTGAAGCATTAATTTTTAACCCGCTTAGTAGTTTTAGAGTTGAGTTTAAGAAGATTGAAATTGTAAATTTTTATAACGATGTTAAATGGTACTTTCCTAAAATGAAAAATGGGCAATTGTTAGCAACACCTACACGGTTTGGAAACAAACCAGACTGTGCATACTTTGTTAAAGAAATTAGTAGACAAAGCGAAATCATTCACTTGGATAAAATATTATGACATTAAAAATAGCTTATTTTGCGCCCACAGTCGTGGTAGCAGGACCAGTAAGTCCGGTTGAATTTAGTAAAATATTTAATCTTTCTGAAATGCTACATTCGCATCCCGAACTCAATGATGCAAATAACGCAGGTCTAAGTATTCGCGGCGGACAACAAATACAAGTTTATCCCAACAATTTAAATGTAGATGTACAGTGGCTTGTATCTTGGTTAGAAGAAGCATGCCAGGGTTATATGGATTTAATTACCACACAATCTGGCGTAGAAGATTTAAAATATTGTCAACCCAAAGTTACCAGCATTTGGACCATTAGGCAAACTGCCGGAGACTATCAGGAAATGCACACACATCCTGCTGGTAATTTAAGTGGTAACATTTATATAAGTGCACCGGATTATGATGAAGCTAGGCTACCCTCAGATGGTCAAATTTTATTTAGGTTGCCTACAAACAAAGATTTGACCAAGTTTATAATGAATGATACTTGGAAATATACACCAGAGCCGGGAACTTTTATCTTATTCCCAAGTCATCTTCCGCATACTGTGTATCCATGGAAGGGTGACGGGCACAGGACTGTTATGGCATTTGATTCAATATTAGTGCCTCGTGAGGATATGCAAGATGGGCAGTCTTAAACC